ATGTATTGAATAAGAGGTAGCTATGAGTATAAACCTAGATATTATTTTATACATATGTGGGGTTATCACCTCAACATCGGCGGCGGTGGCTATCGTCATCAAGCTGATAAATAAAAAGATAACAAAAACAATTGAAAACAACAAAATGTTTAAAAATGTCAATGCCGCTTTGGTATCACAGATACGCTATCAGATAGATACGGCTTTAAGACGAGCGAAAGCAGAAGGACACGTCAGCAACTACTCGATGTCCGCTTTAGAATCGCTTTTTGAAGTTTATAAGGCTATGGGCGGCAACGGCTTTGTTGAAAGCGAAATGGAAGAAATACGAAAGATAAATCAAAATGGAGGGAAATGACATGGACTTTTTAGAGTATATTAAACCGGAATTGTTAATTTTGGTACCTGTTTTGTATGTCATCGGTATGGCTATCAAGAAAACATCTCTTATCGCAGATAAGCTAATACCTCTTGCAGTAGGTGCAGCAGGTATCCTGCTATCTATCATCTATGTACTGGCTACCAGTGACCTAGGTAGCCCGCAAGCTGTAGCTATGGCAATCTTTACAGCATTGACACAAGGTGTACTGGTAAGCGGTGCAAGTGTGTATGCTAATCAGATTTTTAAGCAGTTTAAAGGTGATAGCTCAAAAGATAGTGGTACAGACACAGAACAAAAATAAGCAAAAGCCTTGAAAAAAGCAGACATTTCGGTTATACTAATAATGATGAGATATTAGTAGGACGGGTTAACCGACTGCTAAAGTCCTCTCTTGCTTAGTGCAGGGGAGGATTTTTTTGTTTTATAAAAGCAAAAAGCCACTCTTGAAAGAACAAGAATGGCTTTTCATCCAGAATAACTCTGGATCTCTCTGTGCACTTTATTGTACACTAGTTCTATTATATTGTCAAGAATGAAAATTATACATAATATTATTGGGATTTAACAAAAGATAATCTAAATGTAAAACATTTTTTATTCCTAATGCAGCTCTAACTCTATCAAAACTGTTCGGTTGCAAATTGTTTTTTAAATCTAACATTAAAGATTTAAATTCATCTATAAAAACTTTAAATGTTTCGTGAGGTAAAAAATACTTAAAATATATTATAGCATCAATTATAGTTTTATTTCTACCTTTGTTATACGATGGAGCCATAAGGTCAAAATAAGAATCTTTTATTCTTTGGTCTGGTAGGTTAATATCAAAAACTCTCTCGTTATGGGCACATGAATTTCTAATTGTTCTTAGCCATTGCAAGCTGCCAATTAGTAATTTGTGGTTATATGTTCTGTCTGGTCGGGTCATACCATAGAGTTCGCACAAATTATCTTTTATTTTTTTATTCCCTAAATCTATAAAATCTATTAAGTTTGAAAAACTAATGACTTTTATCATTATCCATGTGGGAATTGATTTGTGGTTGTTAAGGTAATTTTGAACATAATTATGTTTACTTTTAGATAGCTCGGAATAAATTTTTGAAATTAATTTAATCACATCGCTCATGTTATCAACAGATCTATACGCTGTTACATTAAACCATGTTAATGAATTTGACCTATTAATGTTATCAAATGTATATGCCGATAAAGCCCTTATTTCTTGCTCTATTTTTGTTATATACTTGAACAAAAGAATCCTTAAATCATCATCAAATACTTTTAAAGAATAAAGTTCGTCAATTGTAGTGCCCTTCGCATAAGTATGATGACCCTCAGCGTCTTTACCTGTGCAGAAAGGTGTCTTGTATCCGTTGACTAAATTAAAATATCCACTTTTCACTAAAAGTGTTTTATGGCTAGAGCCGTTACAAGCTATCTTTTTACTATTTCGAAGATATTTCATTTGTTGGTTGTATGTTAAAAAATCCTTATCCATCCAATTTCTCCCGATATATTAATACCATAATTATATCACCATTTATCTTTTTTTCAATCATTTAGATCTTATACGTAAAAAGTTATCAGTTTAACAGCCGTTACCCTCTTTTTTTATGTCGTTTTCAAAAAATATTTATAAAAAAGCATTGACAATAACCAAAAATGGTGATATAATATAGATACAGTAAAGATAAGAAATAAAAAACAAAGGAGATATTAAAAATGACAGTACAAGAAATCGCTAAAGAGTTAAGAGGACAAGACGTATGGAGCGTGGAGCTTTTAGAATTACTCTGTGATGAAGCTGGTTTGACAGAAGAGTTTGAAAATGCAGACAGTGAAACTTTTGAAAGCGTTGTGTTTAAAGCTGCCGAAAAACTTGGAGTTGAAATTCAATGACATTAACGGAAGCGCGAGAGAAAAAAGGATTGTCTCAAAGGCAGTTGGCAGAAAAAGCTAACATACACTACATGCAAATCAATAAAATTGAAACAGGAAAAATAAAGATAGGAAACATATCTGCAAAAAATTTCATCGCTCTATCAGAAGCACTTGAAGTTAACCCGAAAGAACTGCTAAAAGAATAAGAAAAATCCGTTGCTAAAATGCAGCGGTTTTTTTTTATTTATTTTCGTAAAAAGTATTGACAGTAACCAAAAATGGTGATATAATATAAACATAGAGAGGGGTTGAAAAAATGCCAACAATTTGTATGTTTAGAGGAATTAAAATTTATATCAATTGGAGAGACCACCAACCACCACATTTTCATGCTACATACGGAGGTCAAGAGGTAATCGTTTCTATCCGAGATTTAGAAGTTCTCGAAGGAAGCATACCGAGCAAACAATTAAAAATGCTTTTAGGTTGGGCGGCACTTCGACAAGATGAGCTACTAGAAAACTGGGAGCTGGCAGAAAGAAAACAAGAATTATTTAACATTGAACCGCTAAAATAATTAGCGGTTTTCCGCATTGGAGGAGATGACATGAGCAAAACTGTAGATTTTTATTTAAATAAAGGATTTGACCGAAAAAGCGCAGAATATTTTGCAAGCGGACGAAAAAAACTTGTTGGCGTTCAACCGAATGATGATTTTACATTAACGTTGACTTTTGATAGCGGAGAAGTGCGACTATATGATGTAAGACCCCTATTACAAAAAGATACGGTTTTTGAACCTTTTTTGAATCTTGATGATTTTAAGCGTGTATATATAGATGATTGTGGTTGTGTGGCGTGGGATAAAGACCCTAGTGTAGACAGTGATGTGGTGTGGAGCAATAAAGTTGATTTATGCGCGGATTCATGTTATATAGATAGTGTTCCAGTAAAGTGAAGAATTCTTTTGTTATGCAACACAAAATGCAACATGAATCATGAAAAAACGCGTATCTATGCCGTTTTTAAGCAATAGCTTACGGGTTCAAGTCCTGTCACCCGTACCAACGTAAAAACCGCGTAACTAGGTCAAATGGCTTGGTTACGCGGTTTTCTTTGTGTTATATTTGGTTCATAAATCTTAAAAAACAGACAAAAAACCTGTAAAAATGCAACACATGCAACACGAAATGCAACACGGATTCTCTCTTTACATATTTACAGTTCCGAAAAGTAGTCTAACACAATTTTATCATTTTTTGTCTTTTGGTCGTCTAGTGCATGGGTATAAATTTTTTGTAGTGTTTCTCGTGACTTCCACCCTCCGCGCTCCATAATGTATATATCTGGGACATTTAACGCATGCATTATGGAAGCGGAGTAATGCCGTAGCTTGTGAATTCCAAACTTTTCGGTGGTGACTTTATCTCTCAATTCCGCGAAAGCATCAGTGATTGAGTTTGGAGTAAGATTTACTACTCTTTCTCCTTCTTGTAGTCCTTCTCTTAACAATTTCATAGTTTCTGGTGGAAAATCTATAGTACGTGTACTTTCTTCGGTTTTAGGTAGCTTCACAACCCATTTTCCGGCAGAATCTTTTACCATAGCTTTATCCACTTTTACGGAGTTTCCCACAAGGTCGCTTTCAAGTAAGGCACTTATTTCTGACCGTCTTAGTGTACCAATGGAGGCTAAAATAATAGCTTTTAGTAGGTCAGGATTGGTGCATGTGTCCATCAAAGATTTTATCATTTTATCATCGGGGACGTAGACTTTTTTCTTTATCTTTTGTGGTAACGTTGTGCTTACCTTAAAATTTGGCAAAAACATTGATAAAACAGATACCAAAAGCCCATGCATGTTATGAACCGTTTTGGGTGAGTACAGCCCTGCTGCGTGGTTGACCGCAACTTGAATATTTTCTTGCGTTATTTTTTGTATGGGAAGCGGCATAAGCTCTGGAAAATCATGTTTTTGCTGCCGTCTATACTCTCTGAGTGTTGATGGACTTAAAACGTTATTTTTACTCTCGATATATCTTGTATATCCGTCATATAAGGTGATAGAGTGCGTGCTTGACCTCAACTTTTTATTTAAGCTGTAGTCAGCCGCCAAAAACTCCGCTTCCTTTTTCGTTTCTGCGGTGAAAGATTGATATTTCCTTTTGCCGTTACTGTCTGTATAGTCGTATACTAAAGCCCTCCATTTGCCAGATGGTAATTTTTTAGCCTTTGCCATTGCTGTACCTCCTAAAAAAGGGCGCAAAAAAGCAGCCCCCTTGATTTTTACGGGCTGCAATGGTACAATATGTTTGGTAGATTACTGTACTATGTAGCCCACAGGGTTATATAGTCAACGTCCTTATCCTGTTGGCGCAGGGTAGGGGCGTTTTTTATTTTTTTACCTTCTTACCGTTTAAAGGGGTCGATTTCGACCACTTTAAAAATTTAGTCTGGTTTGAATCGTTTACTATCGTAATAGTGAGCGGATTTTTTTATTAAGATTGGATATCGCTTAAAGTAAATATTTTTTCTACTTTTCCAGAATTTTCATGTAGGATTGATTTAATGATAAAATCTACTGGAGAAGTTGTATCATCTAATTCGTATGCATATAAAACGGTTATAGTTCCACCTGGCTGCACTTCTTTATAATTATTATCCATATGTTTTTTATCATCTTCTGATAAAGGATATGACGGATCAATATTATATTCTGAAATAAAAGATGGAGATAATTCTACTTTGTTTTGAAATGCTTTTACGTTGTTTGGTCCCCAACTTGAGCTTGCTTCGGTGCCGTTATTAGTATAATTAACTCTAATCAAAATAACATTTTCATTATCATTTGTTTTAACTATTTTAGAGTCAAGAATTTCAAAATATGCATCGGAAACCTTACCTTTGCTTGTGTCATTTGTGTTAATTTCAGTTTCTGATTGATTACTGAGAACATTGTTTTGAGCGGGTTCAGTTGTTTTGTTATCATTCGCTCCGCAACCAGTTAACACAGCAGCGGAACCTAACACAGCTACTAGTAAAAACGCAATAATTTTTTTCATTTCCTTTTCTCCTTTAAATTGACAATTTTCTCCAATTTAGTATAATATTTTTGGAGTGATGACATGCACTTCCATTCAAACCGTTCACTATGGCAGTAGTGGGCGGTTATTTTTTTATTGTATAGTATGTTTGCTGTTTCTAATTAACAAATTTGTGGGTAAAGCCAGTGGCAATACCTTCGATAACTAAATCGTTTATTTCTTCTTTAATGTACACCAATGGCTCATAATTCGCATTAGCAGGCTGTAGGACAACTTTATCTTGATATTTGAATACTTTTTTTAATGTTGCTTCTCCCTCCACTCTAACAGCCGCTATTTGTCCGTTATAGTCAATGTCGGGTTGCTTTATCAAGTAAACTACATCGCCAGAGCGTATACCAGCTTCAATCATGCTATCCCCATCACAAGTTAAGAGAAAATCGCATTTAACATCTTTAGGAACGTTTACATAGTCCTCAATATTCTGCTCTGCTAAAATAGGTGTGCCACATGCAATTTTTCCCACTAACGGCTTTAAAACCATTTCTGGTGGGGGAGAAAAGCCTTCGGGGATTTTATTTAATTCTCTGTATTTATTTTTAACAGCACTTCTACCAGTTAAATAGTCCATATCAACATTAAAAAAGTCTGCTATAGCTTCCAATGTTTCAAAGTCTGGCTCTCGTCTATTTTGTTCATACATCCCTATTGTACTTGCGGATATCTCAAAGCATTTTGCTAATTGTGATTGAGTTAAATGTTTTTCAATTCTTAATTCTTTTAATATATCCCCGAAAGCCATATAATTTTCCCTCCATTTAACTTTTATGAATACATTATAACACGTAACGTGTCAAAAGTAAAGAAGAAAATTACACGAAAAGTGTTGACAAGTGATTTTTCATGTGCTATTATTAAATCACACGAAACGTGTAATTAATTTTAAAAAGAAGGTGAGAAAGTGATTAATCCATCAATATCAGGAGAAAGATTAATAAAGTTACGTGGTACTAAAAGCCGAACAGAGGTAGCTCGCGATAATGATATCTCGTACTCTACATTACAGATGTATGAAAATGGAAGACGAACACCAAGGGATGAAATAAAGATTCGTCTAGCAAAATATTACCACACAACAGTACATGCAATTTTTTTTGCAGAATAACTACACAATATGTGTAGTATGCAAATTGAGAAAGGAGGATAAAAAATAAAAATGGAAGAAAAGAACACAACTCCCAAAATGTCTCTTTCTGAATATTTTTATTCTCGCGAGATTCAAGAAAAGGAAGAGAGGGAAAAACGAAAACCAGAGCCATACGTAATAAAAGTTGATGGCATACAAGTTTTTTCTGCTAATTATGTTCATGAACAGATAATGTATACAAGTATTAGAATCGACAGGTGGGCGTTATTAAGTAAAATATCATTTGCAGTATCTATAGTATCGCTGATAGTTTCACTTATAGCGATAACTCTATTTTTAAGTTAAGAGATTTATCCAAAAAGAAACAGTGCTAATTACAAGGGAAATAATTGATATAACGGTAGGAATAACCCATTTCCAAAAATTAAAACATCTTAATTCAATTAACTCATTTCCTTTTGGCGTTGCAAATGATTTGAAGTGAGAGTTCTGGTGGATAGGAAGCTGTTTTTCTAAGGTTTCAAAGTCTACCCATTCGCCGCATTCATTTTGTGTAACTATATATTTCTCTCTGGTTAGGTTTTCTAATAGTTGAATAGATACTTCTTTACCTTTACATCCATTCAAAATAGCTTGCCACGTAACACCATTTTTGCCACTGTGCTTTATAAACTTCAAAATGGAAAGAGTTTTTTTATCAAAGTAAACCATTTTATAACCTCACAAATAATTAGTACTTTTTGATTATAAAAGAGGAAAAGATATAAATCAATATAGGGAGAAAGGAGCAAGCATGACACAAGAAGAAAGAATTTCAAACTTGGAAAAAAGAATGTCCACCTTAGAGCAAACGCTTAAAGATGGACGTAAAAATTTAAATGAAATTGTAGATGATTGGGAAAATGTGATTTTTGAGTTTGCAGAGACTTTTGGTATTGAGTATCCCAAATCTAAACAAAAGGAATAACATTTTTAATTTTAGCCATATAGTCTACTATTTTATTAATTTTTCTTTCAAATCTGGTTTCCATATAAATGATCGCTTTATCAGATAAAACTACGAAATAAGCAATATTGTCAGCATATTTGTTATGTAAATATTCAGCACGTGAGAGTTCTCGACAAGTCTCATCTACATCCTGAAAAATCCATTCACTCATAAAATCTTTATGAATATTTTCTGATGAACCAAACATTTTAGCATCATGTTTATTAACGCCGTTTTTTCTTCTGTTGAGATAGCTTTTATATAAGGCGCACAACATATACTCAGCATCTTTAGTCAATTCATTTTCACTCATAATGCTCACCTCCTCTCCAAACAAATTTTACCACTATATGGGAGGCAGGGCAATCCAAACAAAAACAGAGAGAAAGGTTAGTGAATCAGATTCACATAAAATGTTAATTAAAATCACAGAAAGGAGGTGAGAAAATGCCAAAAGTAACATATGGAAAAGACCTTTTACTTGAAAAAAATAAAAAGCAAGCAGCACATGTCATAAAGTATTGCAAGGACAAAAAAGGATTGAGTGTAGAAGAGCTAGGAATAAAGCTAGGTATGTCAAGGAGTACTGTTAATCAGAGAATGAAAGATGCTTCTAATATGACGCTTAAAGAACTGTGTGCCTTATATAAGCTTATAGGCGTAGAGTTTAAGCTACCACAAGTAGTGATAGGAGATGACTAAATGAGAAAAATATTTGACTGGGTGACAATCGGACTAACTTTTGCTTTGACTATATCAGCCCTTGGCGTAGTCGGGAGTTTTGAGCAAGGCAGACTTGATACAGCAGGCTTTTTTATAGGACAGGCTGTATGTATCGCAGGGATAGCTTTGCTGGCAGTAGTCCATCATCTTTTAAGTAAAAAAAGAAAAAGCCCTGTTGGTGCTGGAACACCGACAAAGGGCAATAGAAAAAATAACCATGTTTATTATAGCAAGGAAAGGTAAGGTGTGTCAAATGAGAGAGTCAAAAATGTTAGAAGCATTAGCTTTAGTAGGGCTATATCCCGGATATGAATTTAGGATTGTGGGAAGTGATACCACTTACTACATAGACAAAGACTACGGGATTTTCACAAAAAATTACGATGTTATCAGCAATGAAAAATTGGTAACAGTTTTATCAAATCCGGATTTGATTATAAAGTGCTGTACTTTTTCTCAAAAAGAAAAAGAGATTTTAAAAGCATTATATACTCTAGGGTGGAGATATGTAGCAAGGGATATGGATTTAACTTTGTGTGCGTATAATTTACCACCGTATAGGAACAAGATCTCATGGGAGTGCGATGGAGATTGGATAAGTTTTATTGACCTGCCTTGCTTCAGAGAAGAGGATTTTCAATTCATCAGATGGGACGACGAAAAACCTTTCGATATTAAAGTGTTTTTGGAGGGTGCAGGATATGAGGTATGAAGACCATCCACTTTTTAAGCGGCCGCCATTAATCGGATATCAAGGGATATGCAAAAATCGTGATATCGGGCTGGTATATAAAGAGGAAGCTGTGGCTTATGCCATGTCAAAGCTGGGATATGATAAAAGACCACTGGCAGAACCGGACGAAAAAATGACAGAAGAATTCGAAAAAATGCTTGTTGATTGGTTTTATAGCGGAGATTGGAGAGAAATACGTGAAGGCGAAGACTAACGGCGTATCCACATACAAAAAAGGAAAAACCGAGGTTGAAATAAATTTCCCTAACGGTGATGTTGCTTGTCGTTGGTGCTGGCTCTTTTTAAAGTATGAGGAAAACTACAAGCGGTACAGCTGCCGCTTAACAAGTGAGTGGATACTTGACCCGCTAAACTGCGTTGGGGAACAGTGTCCGTTGAAGATAGAGGAGTGATTTTATGGGAATTCCTATACTCATAATCGGGGAATCAGGAAGCGGAAAAACAACTTCTATGCGAAATTTTAAAGACGGAGAACTTGGCATTATCAATGTTGGATATAAACCGCTTCCTTTTAAAACAGATTTAAAACCTTTCAATTCCGATGATTATAGTTTGATTTCAAATGTAATTTTACGTTCAAAAACAAAATCAATAGTGATTGATGATGCACAATATTTAATGGTAAATGAATTTATGCGCAACGCCAAATCAAACGGATACCAGAAATTTACCGACATCGCATTGAATTTTTGGAATTTGGTACAAATGGTAATAAAAGATTTACCCAGCGATGTAATCGTTTATTTTTTGGGCCATATAGAGCGTGATAATAACGGAAATGAAAAGTTTAAAACAATTGGAAGAATGCTTGATGAAAAAATCACGTTAGAAGGCATGTTTACTATTGTTTTAAAAACACTGGTTCAAGATGGAAAATATATGTTTACTACGCAAACAAGTGGCATGGATACCGTTAAAAGTCCTGTGGGGCTATTTGATAGCATAACGATTGATAACGACTTGAAATTTGTAGATACCAAAATAAGAGAGTTTTATAACATTTAATAAGGAGAATAAAAAATGAGAAAATTTAATAACTGGGAAAATGTAAAAGCAGCAGGAGATTTTGTAGCGTTACCGGCAGGCGGATATATCGCAAAAATCATGGATGCAAAAGAAGTAACTTTCAGTGGAAAAAACGGCGATTTTTCAAGACTGGACGTAAGTTTAGATATTGCAGAGGGTGAATATCAAAACTATTACAAAAATGATTATAAAAGTCAAAATTTGGAAGATAAAAAATGGAGAGGTGTTTTAAGACTTTACTTACCGAAAGAGGATGGCTCAAAAGAGGACGATTGGACAAAAAGTATTTTCAGAGCATTTACAGAAGCGGTTGAGGAAAGCAATCAAGGCTATCACTGGGATTGGGACGAAACCACATTAAAAGGAAAAGTATTTGGTTGTTTATTTAGACGTGAAGAATGGGAATACAAGGATAAGAGCGGTTGGAAAACACAGCCATATAGAGCGGTATCTGTAAGCACTATTAGAGAAAATAAATTTGAAATTCCAAAAGATAAACCGTTGCAAAATAAATCTACAGTACAACTTACAGGAAGTACACAGCCTGAAACAGTACAACTTTTAGACGATGAAGACCTCCCTTTTTAATAGGTGATTCATATGACACCATTTGAAGTAAGAGATTGTCTGGAAAGTTTAACAGTGCTTGTGGATACTAGGGAGCAGGAAACAGCGGCGTTTCATAAAAGATTGAAAGCGATGCAATGTTCTTATAAGAGGAAAAAATTAGATTCTGGAGATTATAGCTGTGAATGTACATTACCAAATGGAATCGTTTATTCTTTAGCGGATAAGGTAGTGATTGAACGCAAAATGAGCGCAGATGAAATATGCACCAACTTTACACGTGGTCGTAAAAGGTTTGTGCGTGAGTTTGACAGATTAAAAAGCACAGGCGGGAAGCCTTACCTACTAATAGAAAACGCCAGTTGGGAAGATATTTTTGCAGGAAATTACCGAAGTCAGTTAAATCCTATGGCTTTGGTTGCCAGTTTAAAAGCGTGGGAAGCTAGATACGGAACGCATATTTTGTTTTGTACGCCAAGGTTAACAGGACAATTAATATATAAAACGCTTTATTATGAGTTAAAAGAACGCTTGGAAAGCGGTGTTGTAGATGAACTACTACAATAATAATGTCGATAAAATAAAACGGCTTGTGACAATTCAAAATATCATTGATAGGTATGGATATAAACCCAAAAAAGGATTTATTTCTTGTCCTTTTCATAACGAAAAAACGCCTAGCTTACGCATTTATACCGACACCAATACATTTTATTGCTTTGGTTGTGGTATGGGTGGCGATGTTATCAGCTTTGTTGCTCATCTTTTCAAGATTGATTTTGGCAGCGCAATCATGCGATTAGATGACGATTTTGGACTTGGCTTGTGTAAGCAATCAGAAAGTCGCAGAAGAGATTTAGACGCTCGTTGGAAAGAAATTCAGTCAGAAAAAGAAAAAATTGATAACCTAAAAAAGATGTACAAAGACCATTATTATGTTGTAAGTTGTTGGTTTCGTACGCTGTGGCTGCAAAGAAAGCGATTGGCGCCGAAAACATCAAGTGAGAAGTTAAACCCTGCTTTTATATATGCTTTACACCACACAGATTATTTAGAGTATTGGCTTGATACATATAATACTTTTGAAAAATGGAAGGAGGTGTACGGATGACGGAAGAATCAATTATAAGTGGAATACCAATATACACATACGAAGACTATATTAGCAGTACAGCTCCTTATGAATACGCATACCAATACATAGACGATAGCTTTACATTAGAGCGTATTATAACTCAAATGTCAAATAACGCTAAAGAGGTTAATGTTAAGAATTTTCGCAAGATTTTTTCAGAATACGTAAAGAAGAAAAAGAAATTGACTAAACCGATAGCTTTGGACAGTGTGACACAATTTGACGGACAACCACTTGAACTTAGCTGCGGGGCTTGGAGAGCTGATGAATTTGGTGTGTCTATTGAAACAACAGACTATGGAGAAAAATTCGCCTGCAATCATCCGGTTTTACCGGTTATGCGCCTTGTCAACATTGATACGGGAGTAGAAAAATTAATGATTTCTTATCGCAAAGGGAAGCAGTGGCGCAGTACTTTAGCGGATAAAAAGACATTAGCAAGTAACAATTCAATTTTAGAGCTTGCCAATGTCGGAGTAGGTGTAACAAGTGAAAATTCAAAGTTATTAGTTCAGTATTTACACGATGTTGAATCTTTAAATTATGACCTAATTCCCGAAAAAAACAGCGTTTCCCGATTGGGTTGGATTGAAGGAGAGGGATTCTCCCCATATGTAGAAAATCTGGTATTTGACGGAGATGTAAATTTTAAATCTTATTTTGAAAGCGTACAGTGTCACGGCGATTATGATACATGGTTAGAGCTTGCCAAAAAAGTACGGTCAGGAAATGTATTTCCGCGATTGATTTTGGCTGCGAGTTTCGCCAGTGTTCTAGTAAAGCCGTTAGGTGGCTTGCCGTTCTTTCTTCATATTTGGGGAGGAACGGAGGTAGGTAAAACTGTGGGGTTGATGTTAGCTGCCAGCGTGTGGGCGAATCCCGAAGTTGGAAGATACATTCATACTTTTAACAGCACATCAGTAGGACGTGAAAAATCCGCTGCCTTCGTTAACTCTTTACCGCTTATATTAGACGAATTACAAATCATAAAAGATAAAAAAGACTTCGACCAATCTATTTATATGCTTTCCGAGGGCGCAGGACGCACCAGAGGCAATAAAAGTGGCGGAGTAGATAAAACTCCCACATGGTCGAATTGTATCATTACAAGCGGAGAAATGCCTATTACAAATGCTTCGTCTGGTGGTGGTGCGGTTAACCGTATTTTAGAGGTAGAGTGTACAGAAAGGTTGTTTGATGACCCTCGTTATGTTGCAAATCTTTTAAAATCAAATTACGGCTTTGCTGGTAAAGCGTTTGTTGAACTGTTGCAAGTGCCAGAAATGATAGAGGCAGCGCAAATCATCTATGAACAAATTTACGCACAAACCAAAACAGAAGATACGATGGAGAAACAAGCGGGTGCTGCTGCATTGGTATTGACTGCCGATAAACTGGTTACAGACTGGATTTTTAAAGATGATAAAGCGCTGACGGTGAAAGAAATCAGTGAATTTTTAAAAAGCAAAGAGGCTGTGTCTGTGAATCAACGTGCCTATGAGTACATATGTGAGTATGTTGTTCAAAATAAAAATAAATTTTGCGGAAGTAGCGAGATAACTGAAGTTTTGGGACGATTAGAAGAAGGAAAAGTTTATATTATCAGAAACGCATTTAATCGTATTTGTGATGAGGGCAATTTTAATAGTGGTTCTTTTCTTTCGTGGCTCAAACAAAAAAGGTTAATTGAAACCAAAAGTAACAGAAATACGATTTCCAAAAGAATCAATGGAGTTCCTTGTAATTGTGTATCTTTGACACTTTTGTCTGATACCGAAGAAAATGACTATCATTTTTTAGGAGAAGATGATTAATGTATACGTTACGTATACGAGTTAGAGTGTAAAAAAGCTAGTAATCATGCGGTTGTATACGTGTATACGTTGTGTACGAGTTTTAACACACCCTATTATATAGATAAAAATAATAAAAAATAATATATAATTTCTCGCGCGTAAGGGAGTTTTAGAAAATACGTACACACGTACACAAAATCTTGAAACCTGCATAACAGCGTGGTTTTAGACGTATACGTCTACGTATACAAACGTACACAAAGTATACAGTACAAAAATAAAAAATCTATGCCAGACAAAGTAAGACATAGATAATATATTTATTAAAAATATTAAATTATATAAATAGATACAACAAATACAGGTATCAAGTACCTGTGAAACAAGAGTACCATATAAAAATTAATCTGTCAAGAGGTGGGATTATGTGGGCAGATTTTAATGAACTAGAAAAACTGGCGTCTGAAAGT